TCTTGTCTGCAACAGTCTTCTTCATATCTTCAATTACCTGGAGGTTGATAAGCGTCCTAGCATTGGACAAGAAAGAGCACATGAATTCTTGCTGCCACCTTTCCTCGCTTCCCAATCCTGCCTTGGTGACCTTGACCCACTCTTCGTCTCTGTCTGGGTGTTGATCCCAAAGGACAAGTAGAGGCTCCATCTTAGATTCACGCAAGATATATGAATCTCTCCAAAGATAGTAGAACTGGTTAGCGTCGCCGTTTGGAGTGGACGTAACGATAATCTTACCGCCTGTGGATACTACAGGGTAAATGGAAGTCCAGAATTCATCAGCGACGTTTCTACGAACGTGTGCGAACTCATCGATATACAGAAGTGAGATAGACAAACCACGTCCAGAACCTGGTGTGGTTGCTCGGCTAATAATTCTCGACCCATTGTCGAAAGTAATACTGGTTCGATTGTATACCTTTACACCGGGGACCAGCCAGCTCGGCAACTGTTCGTACATGCTCTTAATTCTGTGGAAAACTTCAGAAGCTGCGTCTCGGTCTTTTGAAACGATCAAGATGTCCTTGTTCTTTTTCCTCTTAGTGAACAGGGCCACTGAAAGTAAGTAAGCTGCTGCAAATTCTGTCTTACCCATCTGACGAGAAGCAACCACAATAGATTCCTTGTTATTCTCGTATAGGTTGAGCATGTCAACCTGATAATCGAACAAGTTAAATTTGATAACACCTTTGTCGGGGTGTCGGATCCAAATGTAATTACGAATGAAGTATTCTTTAGATTCCCGACACCTTGCTAATTCGCGCATCTTCTCTGAATCATATGATTCTAAGGTGCCGGCTTTTTTGATCTCATCCATTAGTAATATCTAATCTCCTTCGAACCCGCAGCGATGATGATTTCATCATCAATGCTGATATCAATATTTTTGTCCATGATGAATAGGTCGTACCTGCGTCCACGAGTTCCATCGACGCTTTGAAAGACGGTCAGTACGGATCCATTTTTCAAGCGAATCTCGCGTCGGGTATCCTTGAGCAATTCGTCATCATCGAATCCTTTTCTGATTCTTTTGATGAAATCTACATCAGGTTTCAATACACCTATTTCTTTTCTGTCCTCACGCAGAAGCTGTCTAATCTTCTCATCATTCATCGTCCAGATCGTCCTCCCCTTCAAGCATGGCTAGCATCTGATTTCTATCCATGATAATGACTTCACCAGATGACGCTCCGCCATCTTCTTTATTTTTGATGTCGTTACGCTTGACTTTGAGTCTTGCTGCCTGGGACACTGCAGCCATCGCTGAATTCAGAGCTGTAATAGCATTTCCCAATGATGATGCTCTGGCTTTATCATCCATCATCGTTTCAGACTCTTCTACGGCCTTCTGGCTGAGTTCGTACGCATCACGGGCAATCTGATACATTGCTTCGACGTCATCTTTCAATGATTCCGCAGTGTTTTCGTTTTCAGACGTAAGAGCAGGCAAAGAGCCCTTAGGCGGCTGCGGGATTTTCTGCAGACCTAGCTCTTCTTCTAAATTCTGTTCGCGGGCATTAAGCCTGACTACGGTACTATTTTCGTCTTCCATATAATTGTTTTTCCGTTAATACTCTGAAATCATAACCCTTCTGATCGCAATAGCCTTTTGCTGCTTCCCATTTTGCTAGATTCACCGCATATCTCTCGAAAGCCTTGCGTTTGGTTGTATCGGTAGCTCGAGGACCAAAAGTAGGCTTGACAGTTTGCCCATATGGCTTCACTTCAAGGATCTCAGTTCTAATCTTCCCATCTTCTCCTACATATTCAACATAGAAGTCTGGGAAATATCTGTGGGTCTTTTGGTCCACTGGAGACCGGTATTGAATAATGACCGATTCGCTGGACCATATTCGGACACTGGGATGCTTGTCAAGTAGGGTCATCAAATCCCATTCCCAGCTTGATCGGGCTATGATAGGCAACGTGCCCTTATACTTGCCAGGATACCTTGGCTCAAACTCCTTGGGTTCAGGATACTTTTTCCTGGCCATTAAACACCAGTTGCGTACTCTTGCAACCCGATTCCTCCAAGAACGGTGGTTGCCGAATCATATACAGATGATTCTCTGAATAGGAGAGACTGATAACTAAATTCCAGAGTGATGACCTGTGGTTCGCTGGATGAATAATCATAGGAACCAAAATCTACTTTGTCGATGGTCACTTCACTCAAAGTCATAGTCTTTACAACACCATTCTGAAGAGCTGTGTGCAAGTCATGTGAAAGTAGATCATTTGCTGATCCGAGCAAGGACATAATCGGGCTACTGCCTGAATAGATTGAAACAGATCGCAAGGTAGTATTATTAACCGTATTGAATTGATAGATGTCATTGCCGATATTAAATCCAGCAACCGCGCTATCAGGAATGAGTTTGGTTATCAATTTTGCAAACTCATTGTAAACTGTATTGTCTAAGGTATCGAAGATGGTCATTTTGATTGGCTCGAAACGAACTCTTCGGATATTCTTCCTCGTGGTATTGAAATATCTCTGTTCGTTGTAGTCAATGATGATCCTAGGCCTATCGATGGACTTCACATTTGCCACGATGTTTCCTAGATCTAACCCAAAGTCTAGACCAACCTGGAAGTTGTAGCTCTTCCTCGGCTCCTGTAGAGCCGTAGTCAATCCTAGTACGCCTGCACCAAAACCTTTTGTTGTTTTCAGGGCTTTGGTTCTTGCACCCGGGCTGGACGCAACGGTATCTACCACAGGCAGAACGCTATTCTCTAGGCTCTTTCCTGCTTGAATTCCTGCGGCAATTTCGGATTGAAGCTGATCTAATGATGCCATTCGTTGTAATCCTCTATTATTATTTACCTTCAATTCCAGTATCTGTAATTTACTAGATTTTGGGCGTTGTAACTTATTGTTTCTTTAAGGGAAATTTCCGTCGAAAATTCATAGGTAGGAATTTTCTAGGAATCATATATCATTATCCCATTCCGGTAGAAAATGCTACAAATACTGTAAGATTTCATAAACCAAAAGAAGGGGCACAGTGGCCCCTTCTTCATCAAGTTAGCGAGCCTGATTAGCTCTTGACCGGGAGGTCATATCTGATCGTGAGATCGATCTTGGCTGCATCACTGGATGTGTAATCCAAGTTTTCAGGCTTGTGTTCCTTCAACCAGCAACCGTACATTGTGTACGTCTCCAGGGTGTTACCTGCGCCATCCACAAGGATTAGCTCCATGGTGAACTTATACTGGGTGCCATCCTTAGCAACTGCCAAAGTATTGGTGTCGAATTGAGCAGCATTCTGTGCTTCAATTGCTCTACCAACGGATCCATCTAAGCTATCATCTACAGTCAGGGTAATTGGGTCGAATACGACCTTACCTGCCCAGTATGCGATGGACTCACCACGGTGTACTGAAACTTCGTCATAGGTACGGGTCGGACGCGACACGTTCGTGGCGTTTGCTTCTACATCGTAGTTCAACTGTCCGCTGATGAAACGGACAAGCCATCTATTTTTTCTCTTTGGCTCGATCTTCGCAGAACCCACATCAAGTGCGATTGGGGAAGCGCCGAAACCATTTACATATCCTGCCATGTGTTATACTCCTTATGCGGTTGGAAGATCACCATTACGGTAAACACCGATTGGGATGTAGATATAACGAGTTGCACCGATCGGAACGACGCCGACGTTACACCAAGTCTCATCACGATCAATGGTAGTATTGGTATTTGTGGTTGAGTCACAAACTACATTATATGCTGAAATACCGCGCAGGGACTGGAGGTTGCCCAGGTATCCTGAAATACCACCGGCTAGTCTTGCCCACATTCTAGCATCATTTGGCTGATACTTGAATGTATTTGCGTAGGTGTTCAGCGAGTAGGTAAGGACGTTCAACATACGAGCTACGTTGATCTGATCTTCCGCTGATGGAATGAATGTCAAAGTGTGATCTCCGTCAATATAGATTGCACGGAAAGTACGGTCATATACAATTGGGTTGATGCCACCTGCCCACAAGACATCCTTGCTGCCTGGGTCAGTCTTCGCAGCATTACCAAGACCGGTTGGTGTATTCATGATACCACGTTCCAGGCCTGCTGGTGCATACCACTTCTCAGAGACGGAATCGCTGTAGCAGTACTGAGCAGCTACAAATCCGCTTGGTGGAAGCTCAATGGTCTGAGCCAGAGTAGAATCATATTCCTTCAACCATGGGTAGTATGGATTTGCTGACCAACGCTCAGAGGATGGAACACCTGCCGTTGAACGCTCAGTGACAGCTGCCTGTGGCGACAAGCTCTGGCTGGTTTCTGGGATGACAAACCCGAGGCCGCGTCTCTCTACCAGCGATACCAAGTCTGAAAAGACTGCCAAGGTTTCTGGTGTACTAGCATTGCAGTATCCAGGCGCGATGAACAATTCTGCTGGATACAGATTTGGGTCATCCATGGCCTGACCGGTCTGCAAGAACTGGTCAATCCAACCTGCTACCGTTGCGGTGTCTAGGTATGGATTCGAGACTGCATTATAATTATCAACACCGAGGACACCGCCAGTGGATGCCGTGGTGAACGTTGCA